GCCGAACGTTACACCGGGAGCATTTTCCGTGCCAACCGAAATGAACAATATGGTATTCCTTTCACCTCTGTGTTAAACACCTCTAATCTCGTGCCAATTGACCCTGTCTTCAAAGGATTTCACAGGGTTCATATATATCCCGACCTTGCGGCCCGGTTTGCTCGAACTAGATGTGCTTCTCTTCCTCATGCTGGCCTTTTGCGCTACATATATGGCGATATGTTATCCTATGCACCTGTAGGATACAATCAAGTTACTTTACACAATACCGCTAAAGTCTTGTATCAACAGATTGTCTACGCACGCAATCTCGAGCCATCTTATCAGATCACCAACCGCGAAGTCATTCCCGATCTTCGCTGGTGACTAGGCAAGCAGAGAATTCAAATGGAACATGTTCCAACACACAGAGCGCACTGCAATCCCTCCACATTCGCCGATCCTTATGCTTTCAATTATCGCTTTAAATTCTCTCAAAGCTCGATTGCAAAAGGATTTGTCGTTAACAATGAACCTATTTTCCCTAAAAGTCACTCTGATGACGCCCTCTCCCGAGAGTACAGAACTATTTTTGGTCCTTGTTTTCAAGGAAACTTCAATATGGTCTGGTGCGATAATGACGGAATACGTGGCGCTGTTAGACGGCTCACTGCTTCCCGAAACCCTCTTGACCCTGTTCTCGAGACTCTTCTATGGGAAAATCAATCTAAATTCAAAGAATTCCTGGGTGGTGGTTTTGACCACTGGTTTGACTATATGTCTCACCAAATTCGGACTCACGTTCGAGACCTTCCCGACGCCCCTGTCTTGCGTCAGGAATGGTGTGAAGAACCCCACATTAAACGACTGTTGCGATTTCGTGCTCGTCAGGGACTCATAACCACTGGGTCCTGGCCACGAACACGTGTCAAAATCGTTGACTATAAATGTAAGCCCGGTGAATTGTTGGGGCGTGGCAAGTATGCCCGCGCTGTTGGTGATTTAACTACCCCTGGTAGCACTGTTTGTGGCTATTTAATGCCTTACATCAAAGATGCCTTTGCCGAAGAATACCTAATTCCCGATCTCTCACTTAAATTCGTCAAAACACCTGATGTTCAATTATTAGCCGAAGAGTTCAACCGTGTCCTGCACCCTCGCGGGATTTGCTTCCGTTATTTTTCTGATGATGGAATGGTTGGTGTCGAGTGTTCCGATGGAATTCTCACCGCCAACTCCGACATCTCCAAGTGTGACGGTAGTAATGGTCCCGAAATTCTTCAATTGACATATCACCTCATGCGGGCCGATCCTCGATATGCCGACGACGCCTTGGATGTTTACGAACAACTTTTCCTTCCTGCTAAGATTCAGTCTGACGACAAGAAGTTTAAAGTGACTATGAAACCTCTCTATGGCGCTCTTTATTCTGGGTCGACCAATACCACAACCCAAAACAATGTTGTTAACTCGTTAATTGCATTAAGTATCGCTAAGGCGTATACCTCCTACAAGAATGCAAATCGGCATCTTCCCACCAAGCGTGAGGCCATTTCAATGTGTGAAAATGCTGCGAAAAATATTGGGTTTATCCTCAAACTCAATGTTTGTAATGTTCCTGAGGACCTCCAATTCCTGAAACACTCACCTGGTATAGTTTGTGGCACCGTTGTGCCATATCTAAATCTCGGTGTGTGGCTTCGTGGTTTTGGAACGATTAGAGGTGACCTTCCAGGTCTAAGTAAAGTTGGACTTCATCAACGTGCTAAGATGCAAAATTCCGACACCGTTAAGTCTCGCGTCCACGCCGGGAATCACTGTATACATGATGCCTTTAAACAGCACATTATCAGTGAATCTCACGGCCTCCCCACCGAGTCTTCCTTGTCGCACACTCTCAGTACTAATGGAGTCGACACCTACATTCCTGTTGATACTATAGCTCGACGTTATGGACTTCGTCCTGAACAGATTGAAGAACTCGCTTACACTATTGCCAACTCGTCGTTGGAACAGCGATACGCTTCTGACGTACTCGACAAGATCTATGCCAAAGACTATGGCGTCTAGTTCCTCTAAGTCTGCGCTATGTGAATTGGGCACTCACATGGCGTTTAAAGCTCGCCGGTCTTGAACTGGCGGCGCACCGTCGTGTTCCGGTAGTAGATTTGGG